TTCTTTTTTTGTTATGGCTATCAAAGGCGATGTTGGGAAAATTATGTTTGAAAATGCGGGCGGCACCGAAGCTGACGTTGGACAAACAAGATCATGGTCTTTGTCTATAACAAAGGACACGATGGAAACAACAAAACAAGGCGATACATTTAAAACAAACATCGGCGGTTTGATAGCAGGCGAGGGTTCAGCGGAACTTCTTTACAATCCTTCAGAAACAGGCGCAGGCTATACAACATTCATTGATGATGTTTTAACCACAGGCGACAATGCTGACGCATTATTTGAATTATTTCCTGATTCATCAACTTCAGCAAAGAAAATCAGCTTTGCGGGAATTATTACAAACGCAGAATATGGCGCAACACTTGGCGAAGTTCAAGTAATAAATATCAGTTTCATTACAAGCGGTACCATAACTAGCGCTATCTGATACATTGAGTTTATTAGTCAACTAATCAACCAATGCAAAAAAGAACTATTGATCTGTTAACTGAATGTTATAAAGATCAGATGACAGAAAGACGTAAATATGAATTTAAAGACGCAAACGGCGTTGTAAAAGCTAACTTATATTTCAAGCCGTTAACAAGGAATGATCGTATTCGCGCCCAAGCTGCGGCAGGCACAGATGACGCTTTGACAATATCAACATATCTTCTTTGTAAAAATGCAGAAAACGAAGATGGTTCCCCTGCATTTAATCCCGCAGATGCGCCAAATTTACAAAGAGAACTTCCTGAAAATGTTTTGAATGAACTTGAATTATTTATGATGAATATTCAATTAGATCAAGAAACAGCAAAAAAAGAATAGAGCGAGATAACTGGTTGAATTTCGAGTTTTTTCTCGCGTCAGAACTTGGTAAAACTATTCAAGAATTACGTTCTTTGATTACAGAAGAAGAACTGATATATTGGGCTTCATATTATCAAGTTAAGTTTGAAAGAGAAAAAAGAGAATTAAATCGCCAAAAAGCAATTAAAAGGTAATATATAATAAAGGCTTTTTTTGATTTGTGGCACAGGCTAATGTAAAACTTGTTGTTGATAGTACGCAGGCCACTAGATCATTACAGGCTGTTCAAAATAAAACAAAAAATTTAAACGCAGGGATTGGAAGACTAAGGGGTGCGATTGCAAGTATCGGTATCGGTTTATTAGCAAAAAATGCAATTCAAACTTCTGCGAGTTTTGAAAAGCTAAACGTCAGACTTGGTTTGTTAACAAAAGCAAATGGTACATTTGCAAGATCGCAAGAAATAGCCGCAGAAGCGCAAAAATTATTCGGACTAAGTGCAACAGAAGCGCTTGAAGGAATAACAAATATTACTGCACGTTTGCAACCTTTGGGCGTTGGTGTTGAAGACATTAGAACAACATTTATCGGATTTAATACAGCGGCGAAACTGGCGGGTGCGTCAGCGATGGAAAGTTCCGCTGCATTTAGACAATTAGCGCAGGCTTTAGGTTCAGGGCGCTTACAAGGCGATGAATTTAGAAGTATCGCAGAACAGGTTCCAACAATACTTGCGCCAATCGCTGCTGAATTAGGAACAACAGTTGGTGGATTAAAGAAATTTGCATCAGAAGGCAAATTAACAAGTGATGTTGTTATCAGGGCATTAAAAAAAGTTGAACTTGATGGTGCGGCGTCCTTGAAGGCTTTGTTAGAAAATGACCCGACACAAGTGTTTAAAAACTTCAGCAATGCAACAGAAGACCTTTCAAGGGCATTTGGCGATCTGTTAAAACCCGCCGCTTTAACGGCAACTAAAGAATTAACTAAATTCGTTACTGTGGTCACAGAATTTGTTCAGACAGACGCAGGGCAGGCGACATTGTTAATTGTAGGAATAGCGGCTGCGGCCAAGGCGTTGGCTGTTGCGGTTCCGATTGCGAGCGCGGCTGTCGTAGCGTTTACGGCAAAAATTGCGGCTCTTAAAATTGCTGTCTTAGGTCTTTCAGGTGCTATTGCGGCAACTGGCATCGGCGCTTTTGTTATTGCTCTTGGAGCCTTGACAACGCAAATTATAAAAACAAAACGCGAGCAAAATGAATTGAATCAGGCAATAATGGATGGTTCAGAAGATCAGGTAACAGAACAATTAAATAAACAACTAGAAATTCAAAAAAAATTAGAAGAAAGACTAAAAAATGCAAATGGAAGAACAAAAGTAAGCCTTGAAAACAAAATCAAAGAAGTAGAAGCTGATATTAGACTTCTTGAAGGAAGACAGACAACTTTGGCATCCGATCAATTGATTAATGAAAAACTTACAGAAAGAAACGAATTATTAAATCAAAATGCCGCGAATCAGGATAAAAACATACAAAAGACAAAAGAACAAAATGAAGAATTGAAAAGGCAACAAGGATTGTTTACACAGATAACAGACAATATTGCTTCAGGTGTTTCTGATGCTTTAGTTGGTGCTATTGAAGGAACAAGAACACTTGGCGAAGCGGCGCGTTCTATTGTGAATAATCTTGCAAGTGATCTTTTAAGACTTGGGGTCAATACTTTATTGAAAAGAAGTTTTGGCGGAATATTTTCAAATCTTCCGGGGCTTGCAAATGGTGGTTCTGCACAGGCAGGCCGTAGTTATTTAGTCGGAGAGCGGGGTCCGGAAATTTTTACACCAAAACGAAGCGGTGTTGTAATTCCAAACAATCAAATTAGTTCGGGAAGTAGTGGCGGCATTGTAAATAATATAAATGTGAATGTCTCGGCTGAAGGTATGCAATCAAATGCAAATGAAGATCGCGGAAAAGAGCTTGGCGTTGCTCTTGCTTCGGCGATACAATCAGAATTAATAAAACAAAAAAGGCCGGGCGGTTTACTAGCAACTTAAAATGGCAACCTTTCCAAGCGTTACACCCACATATCAAGGATTTTCAAAAAAATCTGCGCCCGCTGTTCGCACAGTAAGGTTTGCAGATGGATTTGAACAAAGAATATTTTTTGGACTTGCAAGCAATCAAAATCCGAAAGTCTACAATGTAAGTTTTGAATTGAGCGAAACTGAATCAGATGTTGTTGAAGCGTTTCTTGATAGCCGCGCAAACGATCAGGAAAGTTTTACGTTTACACCCCCCGGCGAAGGTTTTACAAAAACAGGTACATATTCCCAAAGCGGGACAACTGTTACTATCAGTATCACTTCACATGGCGTTGCTGTTGGCGATGTTTTGACAATTAACTACACATCAGGTTCAGCAACTGATGGTTCTTTTACAGTTGCAACTCAAGTTGACGCAGATTCATTCACAGTTACAGCCGCTTCAAGTGCAACAAATAGCGGGAACGTTTCAATCACTCTTTCAGGTGCAAAGAAGTTTGTTTGCGAAGGTTGGTCAAAATCTATTCCATATAATAACAGGGCTTCAATCAGCGCTACATTCAGACAAGTATTTGAAGCATGACTACAGATAAAATTGTAAGTGAATTACAGAAGGTCAACCCATCAGCGGTTATTGAACTTTTTACTTTGACTCTTGATAATTCATTACACGGCGCAACAACAACTTATCGTTTTCATGCGGGAACAAGTCTTAAAGATAGCGGCGAAATAATTTGGCAGGGAAATTCTTATACAAGATTTCCTGTTCAAGCAGAAGGTTTTCAATATGGAAAAGGACAATTACCACGCCCGACCCTTACTTTTTCAAACGCTCTTGGAACACTTTCAGCAATACTTCTTACAGTAAATGCTGTTACAACAGGAAATGATTTGACAGGTGCAACTGTTAAAAGGATTAGAACACAGGCAAGATTTCTTGATGCCGCTAATTTTCCAAGTGATGTAAACCCTTATGGAACCCCAGATGATACAGCAGAATTTCCGCAAGAAATATATATTATTGATAGAAAATCGGCAGAAAATAGAACTGTTGTTTCTTTTGAACTTGCGGCGGTTTTTGACATGGCGGGGGTTCGAGCGCCAAAACGTCAATGTACCCGTGCTGAATTTCCAAGTATTGGATTACTAACAGGATGACTTGGAAGGCTGACGCGTTGCTTCACGCCAAGGAACAAGACCCGAAAGAATCTTGCGGGCTTTTATTAAATATTCGCGGAAAAGAAAAATATTTTCCTTGTCAAAATTTGGCAATAACTTCACATCAATGTTTCATTATGAACCCTGAAGATTTTGTTGCGGGGGATTCTCTAGGAGAAATTATTGGAATAGTTCATTCGCATCCAACAACGCCGCCTGTTGCTTCAGAAGCCGATAAAATAAGTTGTGAGCAATCAAACTTGCCTTGGTATATTGTCAACCCTAAAACAGAAGTGTGGGGCGAATGTGCGCCTTCAGGGTATGAACCAGATATGATCGGTTTGCCTTGGGTTTGGGGTGTTTCTGATTGTTGGTCACTTGTTCGCAGATATTACAAAGAAAAATTAAATATAGAACTAAGAGATTGGGAAAGACCAACAACACCTGAAGAGTTTCAAGACGACCCGATGTTTGAAAGATGCGCAAGACAAACAGGATTTGTTGAATTAAAAAATGACGAAAAACTAAAAAATGGCGATTTATTATTTATGTCAATCGGCGCTGTTGGGTTGAATCATGTGGCGATTTTTGTAGATGGCGATGTAATACATCATTTAAGAGATAGACTATCTTGTAGAGAGCCATACAACCCTTGGTTGTTAAAATGCACGGGAATGAGGTTGCGTTATGCTTCGTAAAATTAAATTATATGGAGAACTGGCAAAACAAGTCGGTCATAAAGAGTTTGAAGATATAAATGTTTCTAATGTAGCCCAAGCCGTAAGTTTTCTTATAAATAATTTTCCGCAACTGGAAAGTCATATGTCAAATAGATATTATAAAGTCATAACTAATGAGGAAGAAATTGGTGCGGACGAGCTTCACAATCCTATTGGTAAATCAGATATATCTTTTGTACCTGTTATTTCAGGTTCGGGGGGTAATTTCGGAAAAGTGCTTCTTGGAGTGGCCTTGATCGGTTTATCATTTACGCCAATGGGTGCGGGTCTTTTTGCAGGCGGTTCAGGTGCGGGATTAGCAGGCGGAGGTGGCTTGATAGGTGCAACAGGTTTATATGCGGCAGGGGCGTATGGTTCGGCGGCTCTCGGTCTTATTGGTGCAAGTTTAGTTTTAAGCGGTGTAAGTGGGATGCTGTTCCCTACACCAAAAATGCCTGAATTTTCAAGTGAACAAGACCCGCGCTTATCGTTTAGCTTTTCAGGAACGCAACAGACTAGCAGAGCCGGAACGCCTGTTCCTATTGTTTACGGGGAAATTTTTACTGGCTCAGTTGTAATTTCTGGCGGTGTTGATACGGAGCAAGTTCAGGCATGACCGATAAAAGAAAAATTATTCGTGGTTCAGGTGGTGGAGGAAGGCGGTCAGCCCCAAGACAACCGACAAGAACTCCTGATACGCTTCACAGTAAGCAATTTGCAACTTTCCTTGACCTTATATCAGAAGGCGAAATTGAAGGCTCTGCAACGGCTTCAAAGGAAGGTATAACAGATCGCACTTCAACAGCATATAACAACGCATATCTAAAAGATGTTTTTTTAAATGATACCCCTGTTTTAAAAGCAACAGCATCTTCTTCAAATCCACAAGATGTCGATTTTAATTTTCAAAATGTCACTTTTACGCCACGTTTCGGAACTGCAAACCAGACAAAAATTGATGGTATTGAAAGCTCTTCTTCAATAACACCTGTTGGGGTTACAGTAACAGCGGCTTCGCCAGTAACAAGACAAATTACAAATACAAATGTTGATCGTATAAAAGTATCAATTTCATTTCCTCAAATACAAAAAGCCACAAACGAAGGCGATCTTCTTGGTTCAACTGTTCAACTAAAAGTTGCTGTTCAATACAATTCGGGAGGTTTTACAGATGTTATAGAAGATACAATCACAGGTCGAACCGCTGACGCATATCAAAAAGATTATTCAGTCAAAATAACAGGTTCTTTCCCTGTTGATATAAGAGTTATAAGAGTTACGGCAGATTCAACAGATTCATCATTGATTGATAGTTTTCAATTTACAAGTTTTGCAGAAATAATTGATGATGCAAGCACTTACGCAAACTCAGCGTATAACGCAATAAGGCTTGATTCTCAACAGTTCAGTTCAATCCCACGCCGAAAATTTCGTATTCGCGGTATCAAAGTAAGGATTCCGGGCGCTGGCGCTTCCAGTTCAGGAACGCCAACTGTCGATTCTGCAACTGGTCGGATTGTCTATCCTGATGGATATATTTTTAATGGAGTCATGGGCGCTGCGGTTTGGTGTTCATGCCCTGCAATGATATTACTTGATCTTTTAACTACCGAAAGATACGGATTCGGAACACATATTGCAGATGCAAACCTTGATTTATTTTCTTTTGTAACTGCATCTAAATTTGCAAATACTCTTGTCGATGATGGCTTTGGAGGACAGGAAGCAAGATTTTCTTGCAATGTAAATATTCAATCTTCGAGTTCTGCATTTGACTTGATAAATGAACTTGCGGGTGTGATGCGTTGCATGCCGATATGGTCAACCGGCAGTATTTTACTCGCTCAAGATTCCCCCAAAGATTCCTCGTTCCTTTTCTCACTCGCCAATATTTCAAGTGATGGGTTTAATTATTCAGGCTCAAGTCTAAAGCAAAGACATTCAGTAATATCTGTCAGCTATTACAATATGGATTCGCAAGATATAGATTACGAAGTTTTTGAAAATACTACACTATCAGCAAAAATTGGAACTGTTATAAAACAAGTAAAAGGTTTTGCGTGTACATCACGCGGTCAAGCGCAAAGATTGGCAAAAGCAATTGCATTTTCGGAAGCAAATGAATCTGAGCTAGTGACATTTACGACATCAATGGAAGGCGGCTTGATGGTTAGACCGGGCGCTGTCATCGAGATTAATGACCCTGTTCGTGCGGGTGTAAGACGTTCAGGAAGATTAAAAAGCGTTACTTCAACAACAGTTGTTACAGTTGACGATACAGAAAACACAGATTTACCTACAACAAACAGCCCGACATTATCTTTGATTTTGCCAGACGGCACAGTTGAGACAAAGGATATATCAGATATCACAAATGGGGTTATTACTGTTTCTGCGGCGTTTAGTCAAACACCAAACGCAAACACAATATATTTAATTCAAAATTCATCTGTTCAATCGCAGAAATTTAGAGTAATTACAGTTGAAGAAACAGATTCTATTAATTATACGATTACAGCGCTTTCTTACATAGATACTAAATATGCATTTATTGAGGATGGTGCAACTTTACCTGTTAGAAATGTTTCTATTTTAAATGAACTTCAGCCGCCGCCATCTAACCTTTCAGCGGTAGAAAAAATTGTTCCGATAAATAATCAGGCTGTCTCAAAAATTATTATCAGTTGGCAACCAATAACAGGTGTTGTTGAATATCAAGTTAATTATCGTTTTAATAATGGAAATTTTGTTTCAACAAAAGTTTCAAGCCCTGATTTTGAAATAATTAATAGTCAACTTGGAACTTATGAAATTCAAGTTTTTAGTTACAACATAAACGCGCAACTTTCAGCAACTTCAAACAATCTTACATTTAATGCTGTTGGTAAAACTGCAAGACCGCAAGATGTCACAAATTTAGTTGTAGAACCAGTATCAGATCAGTTTGTAAGACTTCGTTTTGACAAGGCAACCGATATTGACGTAACCCACGGCGGAAACGTGATAGTCCGCCATTCTAACCTTACAGATGGAACCGGCACTTTTACAAATTCAGTTGACCTTTTGCCTGCTTTACCGGGAAGTATTGCAGAAACACTTGTTCCCGCTCTAACTGGCGAATATATTCTCAAGTTCCGCGATGATGGCGGAAGACTAAGCGAAGGAGAAACATCTGTAATTGTTACAACACCTGACCCTTTGCCAAAACTTGCTGTTTTTACAGATAGAGAAGATACAGATTCGCCGCCTTTTGCAGGCACAAAAGTAAATGCTTTTTTTAGTGATGACGTAAACGGTCTTGTTTTAGACTCAACAGTTTTATTTGATACTGTTGCAGACGTTGATCAACTTTCAGATTTTGATTTTTCAGGCGATGTTGCTTCTTCTGGTTCATATGAATTTGCAAATAAATTAGATTTAGGAACAAAGCAACCCTTGATTTTAAAACGTCATTTTGTCACTCAAGGTTTTTATCCAAATGATTTATTTGATAGTAGAACAGGAAATATAGACACATGGACTGACGTAGATTCCGCGACAGCGTTTGATGTCAACGCAAAATTACTTGTCAGCCAAACTGACAATGACCCCAATGCGTCATTTACTGGTAATAGTTATACAATTAACAACGGTTCAGGCGGTGCGGGAACAATAATAACAATCTCTAAAAATTCTCACGGTTATGTTGCGGGAAGTCTTGTTGTTGTTGATTTTACAAGCGGAACAGGGGTCGATGGCGAATATCAAATTCAATCTGTTCCTGATGCAAACAGTTTTATTTTAACTTCTGCAACTTCACTAAATACGAGCGGAAATTGTACTTTTGGGGCAGACTTTACACCTTATAATACTTTTGCAAATGGAACATTCATCGGTCGTGGTTTTAGATTTAAATGTGAAATGACATCAAATGACCCCGCGCAATCAATTGAAATCGACCAATTAGGGTACACCGCAGAATTAGAAAGAAGAACAGAAAACCGCACGGCTGTAATTGCTTCAGGCACTTCACAAAAGGCTGTCACTTTTGAAAATTCGTTCTTTACGGGTAGTAGTGGAACAAGTATTTCAGCAAGTTCAGCTTTGCCATCTATAGGCATATCAATCGAAAACGCACAGGCGGGAGATACTTTCTTGTTGTCAAATATTACTGGAACAGGTTTTTCAATAGATATTAAAAACGACTCAAATCATGTTGATAGGAATTTCAGATACACGGCTGTTGGTTTTGGGCGCGGTAGTTAAGAAATACTGTTTTGCTTGGAAAATATTTATAAAATGGGTAGAATGTGTTTAAATATTTATTTATTTTTATTTGTTATTACTTTTTACTTGTAATTAGCTTTAAAAATATAATTAAATAATCTTCAAATTCCTTGGTATAACAGAGATGCCTCCAGTTCATGATTACGTAATCGACAATTCAACAGGCGCCAACGTCCGTCAAGACATCAACAATGCTTTAGCTGCGATTGTAAGTAATAATTCAAGTTCTTCAGAGCCTTCGACAAAATACGCTTATATGTGGTGGGCTGATACTACAACAGGCATCTTAAAAATAAGAAACTCAGCAAACGATGGTTGGGTAGAACTTTTACAACTTGATGGTACGTTAACTCTTGAAGATGGTTCTGTAAGCACACCGGGTCTTGCTTTTCGTGATGATTTAAATACAGGTATTTTTTCAAGCGCCGCTGATACTTTTAACGTGGCAACTGGCGGTGTTGAAAGAATGGAGTTAGGAGCTACAACAATATTTAATGAAGATGGTGCGGATGTAGATTTTAGGATTGAAGGCGATACAGAAGCTAATTTATTTTATGTAGATGCAGGTAATGATCGGATAGGTATAGGTACATCAAGTCCTACTGGAACAGTTCATATTGCATCTTCAAATGAATATTGTTTGAAAATAAATAAAAGCGATTCTACTGCTGCATATATTCAATTTTATAACAGTACAACAGGGTCTTCAACATCTGATGGTTTTAGACTAGGTATTGATTCTAATGAAGACGCTTTAATTAGCTTAAGAGAAAGTGGGAGTATGAAATTTGCTACTACTAATGAAGAACGCATGCGTATAGATTCGTCTGGAAGGTTTTTGTTAAATTTGTCCACAAGTGTTACAGGTGGAAAATTTCAAGTAAATAATACATTTAATACTTTCTTTACAGCATCTAATGATGCACAAGGTTGTGTTCTTCAATTAGAAAAAACAAGATCAACAAGTCCGGGTAGTTATACGATTGTTCAAGATGGCGATGTTCTTGGAGAATTACAATTTAAAGGGTCTACTGGTTCTGGATCAGTGATTGGAGCAAGAATTTTTGCAAAAGTAAATGGAACGCCGGGTTCAGGTAATGATTTACCTACAGACTTAATTTTCAGAATGATGCCAGATGGTTCTGGAAGTACACAAGAAGCAATGCGTATCAGATCAGATCGAACTGTTGAAATTGCAACTGAAGGAGCAATAGCAGGTTTTTCAAGTTCTCATGTTACAGGTAGTGGCGCACCTTTAAAAATTTATAAAAGTAGCACTACAACTCATGCTGGATTACAACTAATTTGGGATCATTTTAATACAACTGCTGGTATATCACAGAAAATACAATTTACTATCGGGGACGATGCAAGTTCTGATGGTTTCAATAATGCTGGTTATATAGCGATTGAAAAAGCTGATTCATGGCAAAGTGGTTCTGGAAGGAGTTCAGCAATGGCATTTGCTACAACTTCGGCTGCTACTGAAAGTGAAAAAATGAGAATTTTATCTAATGGGAAAGTTTTAATAGGAACAAGTAGTAATACATCTGGTATGGGTATTTTGCAGATACAGGAAGCAAATTCTGATGCGGTTACTATAAATGGACGAGCCACTAATGGTTCTTATGCTTCTACTGTAATTCATGCACAATGCGATAGAAATACAAGTAATGCATCTTATTCTTTTTTTGCTGGAGTGATTCCGGGCGTTCAAACTAGATTTATTGTGAGAGACAGTGGAAACGTGACTAATATTAATGGAAGTTATGGATCAATTTCAGATAGTAGATTAAAAGAAAATATTGAAGATGCCAGTTCTCAATGGAATGATATTAAAGATTTAAAATTTAGAAAGTTCAATTTTACTGAGGCATCAGGATCGCCAACACATAAACAATTAGGTCTTGTTGCTCAAGAAGCTGAAACAGTTTGTCCAAATTTAATAGAGGATCAAAATATAGAAATTAAAGGAGTAAAAGGAAATTATAAAACAATTAAGACATCAGTATTGTTTATGAAAGGTATGAAAGCTTTACAAGAAGCTATGGCAAAAATAGAGGTGTTGGAAACCAAAGTTGCAGCATTAGAGGCTTCCTAGTACTATTGGATAACTTAAATTAATTTTATGGCAACACCTCAAGAACTTTATGACGAAACAAAAACTCGTCTTGATTTAAATATTGCAAAAGCACAAATGCTAGAAAGAGAGATACAGGAAAAAGTTGCAGAAAAAAATCAACTTATGCAACCCATAATGGAAGATCAGGGCGCATTGAAACAGTTAGAAAAACTTAGTGACGTTGTACAGACAGTAGAATCAAAGTAAAATAAAATTAAAATCTAATTATCATGGCTGTTACTTGGGATGTTGCTGCTTTAGACGCAACAAAAACTTTAGGTTCTTTATCTGATGTAGTGATTTGTATTCACTGGAGAGCTAGTGATTCTGAAACTGTAGGCAGTGGCGATTCTGCTGTAATTCATAGCGGCTCTGCATACGGCACTGTAGGGCTTGCCGCTGCTGATTCTGGATCATTTACTGCTTATGAAGATATTACAAAAGACAACGCAATTGCATGGGCTAAAGCTGCATTAGGTTCCGATGAAGTAACAGCTATTGAAACAGGCATTGCTGCACAGATAACAGAATCTAAAAGTCCTACTGTAACTTCTGGTGTACCTTGGTAGAAATTATTGACAGCCCCACATAAAGGGGGGCTAATGCACAGATTGAACAGAAAGTTATAATAGTAACAGGCAATAATGCCTTTAAAAATGCTTCTCGAATCATGGCAAAAATTTCACAGATATTATCTATTTTAAGTTTTATAATCAGCGCGTCAATGTTGGGCGCAGGCGTCTATGGATACATGATGGTAACAAGTGATGATTTTAAAGAAAAAATGATTCAACAAGTTATTGAAAAAATACCTTTGCCTGAAGTTCCACAATTACCTAAATCAACAGGCAACGTAATTCCATTTTAAATTTTGGAAATACCAGAAATAAATATTCCTAACATACATATTCCAGAACCTATCCATATTGAACCGCCTATCGTCCTTGATACGCCTGTCTCTATTGATATGGGCGTTCCTGTCATTGATGCCCCTTGCGCTGTTGTACGCGATTCTCTGACGGGTGGGAAAGATCATTTCAACAATGACCCCGATGGAAATGTTGCCTTATGTGATCACACCGCACCATTTTATTTTGCGCCTGATTATTCGCCATCAGCAAAAATCATTACACCGAAACAAAACACCAAAACAGAAGCGCCAGAAATACCAGAAATAAAAACGCCAGAAATTCCAAAAACAAAAGAAAATAACAATAATAACGTTGTTGAAGAAAAAGAAATTGATTGCCCTGCGAAAGACCAACAATATAGATTAAATGATGTAAGAAATGCGGAAGCACAAGAAAAGGTTGTCGGGTTTGAAGTAATAAATGGAAAATGTGTTGAAATATGGGCGAAAACTGATTTTGTGGATAAATACCTTCCATCGTCATCTGTAGTTGCAACGACTTTAGTTGTAACTATTGTCGCAACATCCGCCGCAACTGCAACGCCTTTTTTAACTAGACTACTCAAGCCAATATTTAAACAGGTAATAAATCGTGCAAAAAAACTTATCGGCAAAAAATCAGGAACTAAATTCAGTTCTTCTTCTCGTTTGAAGAAACAGAAACTTCTTTCAAAGAATGTTGATGATTAATTAAAGTATTGCTTGGATTTGTCAATTCGACATCTTCGCATAATTTATAATATTTTGACGATTTTTTGAAATTATAACCCTTGGATAAAAGATCGCCGCACGTTTTCAAACGTCCGAGTTCTAGCGCGTACATATTGTCGTTTATTCTTGCTTGAATTAAATCTGATTGTCTTTGTTGCGCTTCGCGGCATAACCGCACCGCTTTACGATCAAGTGAAATATTCCAAGATAAACTAATTCCCGGCGAAATATTATATGTATCTTTTTGCGCTGTTCTTATTGTTTTATAGCCGATAATTTGGCCGGGGTTGTCAGGGTCGCCATCGCCTATTGTTACGCCGTTTGCATCTGTCGCGCCTTCTGTATCTTTTACTGAATATATGGGGTCAAGATAAAAATCTTGATAAGGTTTTGTAAATGAAGCCGATGAAGTTACAAAAGGTTGGATAACTAAAGTATCAGATTGACAGACTACAGTTTGGCCGCCAACTTGATTTTGAAATTGTCTTGTCGGCATATTCATAACCCCTAAATTTGTGACCGAACCACTAGAATTTGATACTGGATTATTTGTCATATTGGTATTTGCGTAACTTGGAAACTGGACAGCAAAAAATAATATTGCGCCTGCTATCTTAAATTTTTTTATCATTGCGTAAACGTTGACGTTGATTCGGTTACAGATTGGACTTCAATGGTGCGGTCTATATGGACATAAGAATTTAGCCCCGGCCCAATATACGACTCATGAAATTGCGTGGCCGCCCCTGCCGTTGATTGCTTCCATTGGGGTTTAGTATTTAAATTTATTCCTGTTGTTGTTGATGTAACTCCGTTAATTGTTTGTGTTGCCCCTGCGATGGCTTCAGGGCTGATTGTTCCGCCTGCCGTGACCGCTTCGATGTTAGAACCGCCTGTTGTGTATTGGTAGCCGGTAGAGTAAGAATAAGATTGAATAATTTCCCGGGTACTCTGAGAACTTGTAGTTCTAGAAATAGACGAACCGGCCGAAAAATTAGGGATTACGGGAATAGCAAAACAGGGCGAACTTGATAATAGAAAAAGGCTTATAAATAAGCGCCGCATTATTCGATTTCGATTGAACTTGTAATTGAACCTGTTACGCTTGAACCCGCTGCGCCGGGGCTTAGTGTTATTGTTCCGCCTGCAACAGAAGTTATTCCGATTGATTGCCCTGTATTAGACCCGCCTGAATATGTGATTGTGTCGCCTGTTACTGGTAAAGAAGAAACAACACCTGAAGAAACACTTGCTGTTGTTACTACCGCATCCCCTTGAATAAATGATTCTGAAAAACTCGTTGCGGCGCCGGCGGTGGTTTGGGTATATGACCCTGTGCCATGTGTCGCTGCAACGCCTGTCAATACTGAACTATTATCTAGCGCAGGCGAATCTAAATGCCCCATTGTTCCCGCGGTAATTCCTGTTGAACTCATCGAGTAAGTCGAACCAATCCGTTTTGCCTGCGAATAACTACCATCAACAACACCTTGAGCCGATGCCGTAATTTTGTGGACATAGCCCGCCTGCAATGGCAAAGGAAGCAAAAATAAAATAGGAAGTAATCTTTTCATTTGATACCTACTTTGGAGTCTTTATTGTCTACTATAAGCTTGTTTTTCTTTTTGTCGCCATTTTTTTTGATATTTAGCCCAAAATTTCCAAGAACGGTACTCAAGATTCCAGCCGCGAAGGTGGTATCAATTTGCCTTGGCGAGTTTCCATAGTATGAAAAGCTGATGACCGCTAAAGACCAAATCAAGACAATAAATTGGATTCCAGTAGAAACCCAGTTCATCCCGTCTTTGGTTTCTTCTTCTTCCATAGTTAAGGCTTTTTGCTAAAACTAGCAAACTTGATTAGAGTTGGAAAGAATATATTACAAAAAATGATTCGATTTATTAAGCCTATACTGAAGTTTTTCGTCAAATCCAACGCGGTAAAATCTCTTGTTGTTGGATTGCTTGAGGACTATAGCAAGTCCACAGAAACGGACATTGATGACGAAATAGTCAAGTTGGTTAAGGAAAAGTTATGGCCTGTTACATAACTTTAAGTTATGGTTGGCGTAAGGCGTCAGGTGGTCGATGCCTTCTCTGCAAAAAATGGGCTAACTAATTCCCCAAAAGTTAGCCTATTTTCAATATAAGGAGGTCATGTTGCTATGGCTTGGGATGATTGGCTTACCATAACAGAAACGATTGAAGATCAACTTTATCTTGAGATTCAGGCGCGGATGTTGGCCGAGATAACTGACTTCGATTATTTACTTGATATAGCTGTAAATTATCAGCGGCAAAATTGGCAAAAAGACGAGATCATCAAAAATTGCATTGCAAAGATTGGCGATCTCGAAACAGAAATAATAAAGATTAGTCTTAAAAAAGAAAAAGACGATAATAATTCAAGAATTAAAAAGGAATATCATCGCCCGCTGTAGGCTCAATAAAGTTTAAATTTATATTCCCAAAATCGCCGTATTTACCTTCTTTCCCTTTGGCGTTAATGTAAACGCCCTCGACTTCTACTTCATCGTTTTTTGAAAAATCCCAAACTTTCCCTTTTGTTGTTTTTGTATCAACCAATTTCATCAAGTGGTCACAAAAACCGGGGACGGATTCAACAGGAATAAAAAGAGACATCCCTTTGGGATATTTTTCTACATCTTCAAATTCATGACTTCTTTCGTTTGTTGAATATTTAATTGGATAAGGTGTGGCGGGTTTGAATTTAAATTCAGGCATGATTAAAAAAATTTGTTAAAAGTTGATCGAATAATTGTGTAAGCGAAATTTTGTTTTTCGCGCAATATTTACGAATTAGGGTGGCTTGCGT